CGAACACGTAACAGTCGAGATTGATGGTGTTTTAAAAGCATTAGGACCAACCGCAGATTACACCATTGAAACTTCTCCTACGAAAAAGATTGTACTTACTTCGGGAGCAACCGCTGGACAGAACGTCCGAGTACGTAGAAAGAGCCAACCCGACACGAACCTTGTAGACTTTGTAAATGGTTCTGTATTGACGGAATCTGAGTTAGACAGGGCGTACCTACACAATCGTTACTTAGCTGAAGAGATTGGTGAGTTAAACGATGCGTCGTTACAGCGAGTACCCGGCAGTGATAACTGGGATGCTCAAGGTAATCGTATTACAAATGTAGGTGATCCTGTTAATTCTCAAGACGCTACAACAAAGAACTATGTGGATGGTACTGTATCGTCCATTGCTTTAGGAGTAGGATTAATTCCTGACTTCAATAAGTTCACAGGAACAGGGTCTGAGACTAGCTTTAATCTTTCATTCACTACAAACGGCATATCTTCTTCTGCTATACTTGTAACCATTGACGGTTCCGTACAGGACCCAGATGACTACACGATAGTTGGTGGAGTTTCAGCTGGAGCGGATGAAATACAATTTACTACACCTCCTGCACTCAACTCAGAGATACTTGTTATCGAGCGTGGGTATAAAACTAAAAGAGAAATACCTGATGATTACGATTGGGGAAGTGTAGTTGGAGACGCAGTAACAGCATCTTACACATACGGTAAAATTGTTTAACACTTATATATATATAAAATAAAATGGCTATAGCAGTACAAATTAGAAGAGGAACATCCTCGCAAAACACTTCCTTTACTGGAGTAGTTGGCGAAGTTGTTTACACCACAGATACTAAAGATTTATATGTTCACGACGGAACGACACAAGGCGGAAAACTCGTCGGCGGAGGGGCTGCAAGTATAGCTGACGGCTCGTTGACTGTTGCTAAAATGTCGTGGCTCGGAACCGTTGACGAAGCTCAAAATACTATTACTAGTATACTATCCAAACAATCGGACGGTGATTACGATAGCGTCACTCCAAGCGGTGATGTTTCAATGTCACAAGCAGGTTTATTTACTATAGGAACGGATGCTGTTACTACAGGAAAGATAGACGACGATGCAGTCACAGCTGCAAAACTAGGAGCAGACACCGGATACCACGTTTCATTAGGGAACGTATTTATAGACTTCGGCTCAATCGTATAATATCATCATGGCAAACATAGAAGTAAAACTTAGAAGAGGAACAGACACCGAGCACAGTAGCTTTACTGGAGCTGAAGGTGAAGTAACAGTAGATACAACAAACGATACGCTTAGAGTACACGACGGTACAACTGCTGGTGGTGTTCGTTTAGCAAAGCTCAGTGAAGCAGGTTTATCTGCTATAGCAAACCTTAGTGCACTTGGTAATGTAAGCGGTGCTAGTGCTGTCCCTGTAGCTATTGATATAAAAGACGAGGATGCGATGACATCTAACTCTGCCACTGCACTTGCTACACAGCAAAGCATTAAGGCGTATGTGGATAGTAATGCAGGTATACCAACTGGAACCGTTTCTGCTTTTGCTGGTAGTGCTGCTCCTACTGGTTATGCGTTGTGCGACGGGTCGGCTGTTAATAGGACAACTCAAGCTGCTTTGTTTTCTGTTATCGGAACGACTTACGGTATTGGTGATGGTTCTACTACATTCAATCTGCCCGACCTTCGTGGACGAGTAGTTGCTGGATTAGGTGAAAGCTTATTAGGTGCTACTGCTGACGAACTTGGTGATGATAATGGTTTGATTGCTAATACGAAGGAACACACGCTTCTTGAAACTGAGTTACCAGCACACGATCACTTTACTCTTAATAATAATGCGGGAAATAGTGGAAACTCTGTGGACACTACTAATTCAGCATCTTTTTCTACAAGTTTCGGTGGCGATTCTAGTTACCAAATGGCAGCACCTACTGCGGATCCTGTAGCAAACATAGGCCTATCTAGTGAAACAGGCGGAGGACTCGCTCACCCCAATGTCCAGCCAACCATTATCCTTAACTACATTATTAAAACATAAGCGATGATCGACTCTGTTGCTGACTTTATTAACACCTTTATTGTTGTAGCATTTGGCTTAATAGGGTGGGTTATCAAACGCATAGTTACACGCTTAGACGTTGGTGATAAACGACTTACAAAGATAGAAGTAGAGTTAGCTACACAGAGAGAAAGAGACGCTGCTGTTGAAAGTAGAATAGGTAAAGTTGAAACTGCAATCAATGAGATGCACAACAAACTTGACCGCATGATGGAGATATTAATTAACAAATGAGTCTATATAAAAACATTAATAAACGTAAGAGCTTAGGCATTAGCCGTAGCAAGAAGAAATCTACGATCACACCAAAGGCTTACGCTAATATGAAGCGTGGGTTTAAGAAGCCCTAATAATTAGTGGCTAGACCGTACAGAAGACCTCGTGTTGTTAGACCGAGTCCATTAATCGCTCAATACAATACACTTGGTGCGGTTGCTGCTGGTGGTGTAACGGAAGCGGTAACTACAGCAACAGCTGCTAAAGTAGTGACAGATTCAATTACAGCTGACCCTGACATCATTGGTTTGAGTGGTGGTAATGCACCGTTGAGTGACCCACAGATCGATTCTTTAGGAGCAACTGCTAGTGATAACTTAGATGTTTACAACGGAGGAGGAGCATAACAAATGGCAACTTTTAGTAAAAGAATACAACTTAGACGAGACACCGCAGCTAACTGGGTATCCGAGAACCCTGTACTTTTAGAAGGTGAACTGGGCCTTGAATTGAATGACAGTCGTAACAGGATTAAGATCGGAAACGGTTCGGACGCTTGGAACGACTTACCTTACTTCTTAGATGCACGTGAAGAGGAAGTCGGAGATTACAATGACTTCTTAGATGGTTTAAGCACACCGTAACGAGAGAGAGAGAGATGAGTACATTATTTGCACAGTTAGGAGCTAAGGTAAAGACCCAGCTTGATACTAAATTAAGCACGTCAGGAGGCACGATTACCGGGAACTTAGTTCTTGGCGGTACGCTTCAAGTAGCTTCTTACAGCACTTCTAACTTACCAACAGCTGGTACAAGTGGGACTGTTATATTCGTCAGCGATGGTGATAACGGAAGTCCTTGTATGGCAATAGATAATGGAACTGATTGGTTAATTAGTAGCCTTGGCGACGCTATAGGGAACTTCCTTACCTCTGAAGGGGGAGATGCTTTGACTACCGAGTTAGGAGAAGCCTTACTGTTTGAGCCTCAGCCTTGACACCTATTAGCTGTTCTTATAACCTTTAGATTATATTTGAACTCGTAGCTATAACTGTTGCGAATTTCGGTTAACCTCAAAAAGAAAGTATATATATTATGTCTAGTTTGCTTACCCAGTTGGGTCAAAAAACAAAAGTAGAGCTTGATAAGAAGCTCGCCCTTGCTGGCGGAACCATGACTGGGGCTTTGACCCTTAGCGGTGCTCCTACAGCCAACCTTCACGCCGCTACCAAGCAATATGTTGACGGAGAAATCTCAACTGTTAGCTCCAGCGTTTCTACTAACGCCAGCAACATCTCCACCAACACAAGCAACATCAGTGGTCTTCAAACTGAACTTGACGCTACTCAAGCTGGTGCAGGTCTAGGTGCTAACGGTGCTTACACAGCTAATGGTTCTGCCAACTACATCAGTTCGGTAACAACTCTTCAAGCTGCTGATAACGCCCTTGACGCTCAGATCAAAACAAATGCTGATGCAATTGCTTCTAACGATACTGACATTTCTACCTTACAATCTAACGTAAGCTCGAATGACTCGGATATCGCTACTCTTCAGACTAACGTTAGCTCCAACGACAGTGACATCAGCTCACTTCAATCTGACGTTTCAACTGCTCAGTCTGACATCACCACCCTTCAATCGAACGTAAGCTCGAACGACAGCGACATCGCTACTCTTCAGTCTAACGTTTCGTCGAATGATAATGACATCAGCACCTTGCAAAGCAACGTTTCCAGTAACGATACTGACATCTCTGCTCTGCAAACTAAAGCTGGTTCCCTCGCTTCTGACGGTAACTCTGCTTCATTCAGTGGTGACATCTCAGCTGCTAACGCTGTATTCTCCGGCAACTTAACAGTACAAGGAACAACTACTTCCGTACAGACCACCAACATCGATGTTTCTGACTCGTTGATGAATCTGTCTAAAGGTGCTGCTTCTGGTGCTAACGCTTCTAATGACGGTGGTTTCATCGTTGAGCGTGGTTCTTCCGAAAGCAATGTTGCATTCATCTGGGACGAAGGAGACGACAAGTTCAAGGTTCTCTCAACCTCCGCAACTGCTGCTTCTTCCGACATCTCCGGAACTGACGGTTCGGCTGCTCTTGCTGATCTTGATGCTAACCTCTACCACAACGGTACAGAGTTAGGAACAGTCGCTGAGTTTGAATCTGCTTTAAGCTAAATTTTAACTCATCATCCATTAAAGGGGCGGTTCTTAGGAGCCGCCTCTTTTTGTTTACAAAGATAACAACCTTTATTACTATAACACTATGCTCAGTCATAAAGAGGGAAGTAAACTGCACGACAAGATTGCAGACGCATATAGGAACAGTATAGATATGATGGACGAACACGGAGAGTACAACGCTGCTCTACTTA